TGGTGATGTTGTCGGAGGTGGATTGGCGAGGCCGAGCCGAGATCGAGTTTCTAAGGCTAGCTCGGTCTGGTCTGAACTCATCATGGCGGAAGATCGAGACTCATTTTTTGAGTTGTGCGCGGAACTGGCTCCTCGGGCACTTCTTTGTTCATTCCCTTCCCTCCGATGTTTCGCCGATTGGAAGTTCCGGGACGATCCACAACCATACGAACATCCTAGCAGCGTGGCATTCGATACAAGTGGATACCCTGGACTTGATTCGTGGGTATCACAGAACTTGGGAGGATCTGGACTTGTCGGTGAGTCTTACCCGACGACCAGGCAACGCACGGCCCATCCCTGCGGGACGCGACCCCAAGGGCCCGTGCGGTTGCGCGGTCTTAAGGGCGCCCAGGAATACATCTGATTTGGGGTCTTGGCTAACGTGGCTGTGTTTAGGCAGACGAAGATCATTAGTCCTCTATGGCCCCACTCGAACAGGCAAAACCCTTTGGGCACGGTCCCTCTCTAAGCACGCTTATTTTGGAGGACTATTCTGCCTTGACGAGTCTTTGAATGACGTCAACTATGCCATCTTTGACGATATGCAGGGGGGCCTTAAGTTCTTTCATGCATATAAGTTTTGGTTAGGGTGCCAAGCGTCATTTTATGCGACAGATAAGTACAAGGGAAAAAAATTGATTCATTGGGGGAGGCCGTCTATATACATCGCCAATCAAAACCCTTTGTGCGATGACGGAGTCGATCATGATTGGTTGGTCGGTAACTGCGACTTTATCGAGGTTACTGACTCACTTCTCATGCCAGTAGAAGGTGGCTTGGGGGAGGAACTCTAGGGTGTCCGCGGGATCCGACTGCGCATTGTTGCACCTGAACATATCGATAATATAATAATCGCCCATACCCTTCCTGCCTGTCGTTGACAATGCACTCGTGAACATGGTATCTCCATCCTCCTCATCCTGATAGACGATGTTCTTGTTCATTGGGTGCCACATTTTGAAGGACCTAATTATACCCCGCTCGTTGCCTGATGCAATGGTTCTCTTTTTGTCGAAGTGGATCGATGCCAAGTCGGTATTGACGGCAGCATTAAGTGGGTCTATCCAGTCCTGGTCCCTAGCTCCTCGGAACATCGGGATAAAAATGTCTTGGTCCGGAATTTCTGTGACCAATCTGACGTAGCCATTGGATGTCAGACGGAAATAATCTGACGTGGTGGGGTCGATGGTATCGATGTAATTGGACCCCTTGAGAGTGAAACATATACGCCTCCACTCCCATGACGCTCCGGAATTAGTGCTGAGAATGATATTCTCTTTCACACCACGAGCAAATATAGTGTGTGAAGTGCGGGTAGCGGTATCGATCTTGGCCCCTTTCGCTCCGGTAGAGTCCTCTGCTTGACGGGCTGTTGGGATCCATCCGAAGGTGAAGAAGCTCGCGCTGGCTCCGGCCATCACAGCCGATGCTTGAGCAAAAACCCCGCTTTCCGGGTTCGCTGCAGTAACATCCGTGAACGATAGCATAGTGTCCCTCTTCTTCTGGGACGACTTGTTGAGTATGGCCCGGGTCGACATTTTCCTTGTTGTCCGTCGTTTCGGATAACGTCGCGTTTTCTTTACGTAACTTCGGCGGTTTGAACGGCGGGTTGTGCGGGCGCGTGCCCGCCTGACGTACTTCCTGCGGAATGCCATTGGATGATGAATTTTGTTGGGCCATCTTACGCATCAAGCTGAGGGGTAGCCCCATATTTATACCTGTTTTTGCGCGCTAACTCAACTCAACCGGTCAGACGCTTACGCGTCATCGGTCTCGAAACCCCCCGCGCGCTGCCGACGGACTGGTATTTAACTGTCTCTGTCTCCAGTGAAAATCTATAACATTAAAAGATTTTCACTGTCGACAGGTCACATGCCATTCAAGTTCGAAGCTCGTTATGGCCTCCTCACCTATGCTCAATCGGGACAACTCGACCCTTGGAGAATTGTCGAACATCTTGGAGACCTTGGAGCTGAGTGTATCGTTGGACGCGAAGATCACGCTGATGGAGGAGTACATCTCCATGCTTTCTTCATGTTCGAACGGAAGTTTGGCACAAGAAATGAGCGTGTATTCGATGTGGACGGAAAGCACCCAAATATTGTCCGCGGCTATGGCACACCGGAAAAGGGCTGGGACTATGCGACGAAGGATGGTGATGTTGTCGGAGGTGGATTGGCGAGGCCGAGCCGAGATCGAGTTTCTAAGGCTAGCTCGGTCTGGTCTGAACTCATCATGGCGGAAGATCGAGACTCATTTTTTGAGTTGTGCGCG